GCGAAACGCTGGATGATGTTCGGCATTGGGCTTATTTCTCTTTCTTTGTCAGTCATCTTTTTCACCTGTGGAGGATCGGCGTTCAGTGTGGATGCACTCATGGACCGACCCTCCATTTGATGGGAGGGGCCTACAGTATATTATATGAGCGGTTGAGTGAGTCATGGCTTCTGGGGCTCCGCCCCATCAGCAACACCCCCTCCCGCCGTACCTGTTCAAGCCCACAATAGCCACCGGGTAAGAAGATTACCTAGTAGTTTCACTAGATCCGGGTCGTGAGGGTATGTTGATAGACGGACGGCTCCCGGTTGACGTACATGGTGGACGAGATAACCCTCTTAATCGCCCTCGGAACGCTCAATTTGCTCGGTTCTTTGGGCGTTGTGTTGTGGATCAAGAGAGAATTAGAGGATTCAATGGATCAACTCGACAATTCTCTAGCTATGGCTCTACAAAGCACGGTCGAGAAACTGACAGGTGAAGGCGCGGTCGCGTTTGAAGCCCCTAATCCAATACAAGCTGCGCTCGGTCAAGTGCTGATGTCTATCGCACAGCAGAAAATGAACACAGTAGAGGCCACGATCACCCCGCGGGACGCCGGCGGGATGTTCTCCAAATCAGACAGTTTGGATATGTAGTATATTTTTTGCACTAGGTGAAGTTTATTACCGAGTTTTCAAACTCGATTAGCCATGGCACGCAGACGGGGCAAGGCAAAAAGGCGACGCTCAAAGAAATACTTCAATTTGTACGACTTCGCGGTGGCGTATGGGAACTTGGCGATCATAACCCAAGGCACTCTCGGTTCAGGACCGGTCGAGGCTGTCACCGGAGCATACGACATAGGCATGAGCAGGACTGCCGATGTCGGCCTCGGCCGCGGTTCGCAGATGCTTCAAGTCACTGGTGCTTCTCAAATCAGTCTAGCAGACATAATGAACGCGCCCTCTCTGAGTTTCGACCAGATAACTCAGAACGCTCGCTCCAATGCTGTACCCATGGCACTCGCAGCTGTGACCTTCAATGTCGGAGCCTCGGTTTTCAAGAAAATCATGAGGAAGCCATTCACTCAAGCGAACAAACTGATTGCTCCATTGGGCCTTAATGTGAGGATTGGTTGAAATGGCAACGAACACAGTTGTCGGTATCCTAGTTTGCTCTGATGGGACGAATATTCCTCTCAAGGCTGAGATCGCCGAGGGCACAGAAACCAGTTTGACCACTGACACCGTCTATACCTCGACGGCGATTCAAGTCGGCGACTATGCGATAGGGAAGACCGTGACTCACGGGATGATCCAGTTCGCCAACGGATTTCAATACGCCTACATTCTCAGACAGGGACTGGTCGCAAGCGTCATTCCCTGTTGCATCAATGGGGCCTCGACTGCAACCCCCCGCCTATGGGCGCCCATTACTTTGATGGCGGGCGATTTGCTTCGGGTAATGAACCAGACCGCCGCGGACCGCGGGGCCGCCCTCTGTTATGTGACTAACCGCGGGACTCAGAGAATCGCGACTGTCACCCCTACCGGAGGGGCCACCAACGCTCTAACCGATCTTCAGACTGGAAACAGCATCGGAGACACCGTCCAAGGGCAGACATTGGTTTCTGCTTGGTTCACTAGCGTTGACTCTGGACTCATCGAGACTCCCGGCGCGGTCATCGTTGACGCTCTGGGGAACGTCGTCGGCTCCGTGACCAATACCGACCCCGCCACTCAACAAGCGGTGGCTTCGGATGTCAGCGCTCCGGTGAACTTGAATTTCGTCGCTCAATACTTGACTTCGGCATAGGGGGCAGGGCTATGAAGATGACAAAGGCCCAAGGGCGCAGAAGACTAGCAGAGATTCTCAGCAAAGCGAAGAAACTCTATCTCAAGGGGTACATCTCGACCAAAGACCTCGACGCAATAGAGCGCATATCCAAGACCCGATCTAAGCAATTGAAGTGATAGGATGCCGCTTCCAGATGCCCCGGCGCAGTCGCCCAGAGTGTACAAACTGCTCAAGAACACCACGCTTGAGGCTCTAGCAGCCGACGATGACGATCTAATCAACACCGGGAAACCCATCAGTATCGAAGAACTCAACGAGGATGAACTAAGGCGTCTCGTATTGGTCGCCCTCGCGCGTTTGACTGTCAAGGGCGAATGGAACGGACTTCTGGGGACTTGAAATGCCTCTTCCAAACGCTTCTAAGAAGTCGCCACGGGTCTATACTAACCTCCAGAACATAGATTTGGAGAATGTCACGTTCGCCAACATCGAAGCGACAGGCAATCCAATAGCGATTGAAGAGATGAATGAAGATGAACTTCGCAGATTAGTGCTGGCCAACGTAGCCAGATTGGTGGTAAAGGGTGAATGGACGGGCCTTCTTGAGTCTGGAGGGGGGGCTGAAGACCTCGGAGATCTCAGTGATGCGGTGACGACTGCCACGAGTAACGTAGGTCTGGGGACTGGCTCTCTGGACTCCCTGACTGCTGAAAGTGGGAACCAGAACACAGCCTGCGGTATTGACAGCGCCACGGCAATCACTACGGGAGACTCTAACGTTGCTATCGGTCAAGAGGCACTCAAGGCAGGCCAAACGATCTCAGGCAACGTGGCTGTAGGCCGTAGAGCGATGGACACCACAACAGAAGCATGGAACTCGGTTGCCATTGGAACCAGCGCAGGACGACGGTTCGCAGGTGGAACGGGTGTCTTTGTTGCGGTTGGATATGGTGCGGCCATGGACTCAGAATCTTATGGCTCGGTAAACATCGGTTACTATGCCGGAAGATACCAAGAGGGGAACTATGCCATTGCGATCGGGGAGAACGCTTTGTTAGGCTCTAATGGGGACAGCACTGGTATTCAGAACATCGCCATTGGCCGCTCTGCCGGGTTGCTTTTGGAAGATGGAGAGCGAAATATCCTCATCGGAGACCAAGCAGGTGACACGTTGGTAGAAGGTAAAGGAAATGTCATCATCGGTGACGGTGTCGAAACGTCCTCCTCTGACACCGACCAAGAACTCAAGATAGCAGGGAATGACGGTTCAACCACTACCACATGGATTCTCGGCGAGGCCGACGGTTCATGCTACCAAGGCGACAACCAAACCACATGGTCTACAACATCTGACAAACGTCTCAAGCGAGAAATCACAGACGCCACCAAAGGACTCGATGCAATCAACGCGATTCAAGTTAGGACTTTCCGATATCGAAAGGATAACCCCTACAACATGGATCCTGAGCCCGCGAGGGTCGGAGTGATCGCTCAAGAACTTGAACAAGTCTTCCCAGAGGCCGTGAAGGAGAACGGTCGAGGTCATAAGACAGTCAGCACCGACTCGATTAACTGGGCTCTCCTACGGGCTGTGCAAGAACTCTCTGCAAAGGTCGAGGCTTTGGAGTCGGCTTGAATGGCGAAGCGTCGTCCAGATAAGGTCGTAGAATTTCGCATTTCGATGCAAGATTTTGAACGTGACATGTTCAGTTCGGCAATCGGCGCGTATCAAATGAATCGTATTGTCACTCCAATCATCACTCTGATGAACGATGTATCAGGAATGACCGTCCTGCTCACTCTCCTAGCCAGCATCCTAGGCTTCACCTTCCTCACGGCTACCTTGACATCTGACAGTAGCGTTGCCGATGTCATCGATCTCTTCGTTACCCAGAAGAATCAAGCCGAAGCCGCCGGGGCGATTGGTCTAGCCGGGGCCTATGGACAAATCCCCGGCCCGTTTTCAGCCCAAATTAGCCAGTGGTTGATTCAAGCACTCGGTTTAACCCCTCAAGAATCCTGAAAATGATGCTTCAAGTAGGGGGTAAACGCTCACGATTTGGGGCCGTCGGTCCCTTATTCGCCGATCTCTTTCTTACAATCCCCACAGACGCAGTATGAAGGATACTCTGCCGTGGCCGGGGTTCGATAGTACCATGAGTCGATAGACAAAATGTCGTTGCAGGTATCACAGAGCAACTCAGCTCCTCGGTGAAGCTCATTCATCCACCACGTCCACTTCACTCGCTCGCCTCCGCAACTAGCCTCTGGATCTCTCTCTGAAGTCCTCTGATGTTTTGCATCATCTCATGGTTCTGATGCCATAGCCCCTGAAGGTTGCTAGGGCCGTGTTCCTCGTAGAAGACAACCGCCTTGCTGATGTTGGCGCTCTTCTGCCTTGAAGGCCAGCGTGAGCGTATCTCAAAGGCCGCGTCGGTGAGGGTCGCTGAGATTAGGTGCATTATTCTCTCACCCATCCCAACCCAGTCGGATCATTGCAGTCAACCCGACGCATGCTGTTCAAGCAGCAGCAGTCAATACAGAAACCATTCCAAGCGTTAGTTTTCCACTGCATCATACAGCGGGACTTGAGTGATATCATGGGTTTCAATTGTCGACATCCTAGGCATCGCCAATACTCGGCGATCTCGATACTGTGCTTCCCGTCTTTGCGAACAGCCTTCATTCAATCATCCTCGTAGTATCTTTGATTCGTGATGTCGGCCATGAACCGATCCATCGCTTCGCAGCGAAGACAGATGACAGTCCAGTATACAGTGCATCCGTCGAACTCCAAATCCATTTGATCGAGGTTGAGGTTATCCCCGCACTCGCAGTCACTCAGGGTCATCAACTCGCCTCCTTCAGGAAGACGTCTAGGAGCCTTCGACAGTGCGGGCAGGGGATAGTTACCTCAAACGTCCTTGAACTGCGTGGAGTGTCGTCTATGGCCTTCATTCAATCACCTCATCGTGAGGGGCGTGCGACTGCAACCACCACACCCCATCGTGAAGATGAAGGGTAACGGGGTTGCCTCCGTGATCCTTGATGGGAACGCCATCGATGTTGTCGATGTTGTCGGGGTGTTCTCCACCACCAGCGAAACGCTGGATGATGTTCGGCATTGGGCTTATTTCTCTTTCTTTGTCAGTCATCTTTTTCACCTGTGGAGGATCGGCGTTCAGTGTGGATGCACTCATGGACCGACCCTCCATTTGATGGGAGGGGCCTACAGTATATTAT